ATGCTGGGTGATTGTTTCCCTCCTGATTTTAAGGCTAATTTTAGTCGTGAAAGAGGTATATCACCCGGTGATGTATTGTATCTTCATTGTGATTTTACGACCCCACCTAAAGTAAAATATATGGTGGTTGTTTGCTGTGAACCTCTTTTAGTTCTTCTAATAAATTCAGATATAAATGAATTTATTAAGAGAAACAATGATCTTATGGCTTGTCAGGTCGAAATTAATAGAGAGGACCATGATTTTCTTAAATGGGACTCATTTGTTAATTGCATTGAGGCTCATGCTGCTTTCGATCTTGAAATTATTAAAGAGAAAATAGCCATCCAATATGGCGACGTGCTAAAAGGTCGCATTACAGATCATTGTATGAGACAAGTTCGATGTGCAGTTGAGATATCTAAAATCATGGTTAAACGGCATAAAAAACTGATACTCGCTGCTCTTCAACATTATGAATAAACCCACCTTTGGATGGGTTTATTCATATTCTATTTAAATGAGCCTTTGTTTATGGGTTCTGACCCTTTCCCACTCAGCACGCCCTTCTTCTCGCCTTTTGTCTATGTATTCCGCAAGATCCTGAATATTGATGCAACGTTTTGCTTTTTGTGATGTGCCGATGCGATATGTTGGAACGGGCAACTTACAAGCGTTTGCTTTTGCTTCTGCCGTGGCTGGACTCATGCCAAAGTACTTTTGGCTAACTGCTGAGAGTTCAATGTTAGGGGTATTGAATTCAGCCATCAGTAAAAACAAGGTGTTCATAATTTTCTCCATCAAAACCGGCTGCACCCGGAAAAATCATAATTCTGTGCTGGTGGCAGGAATTAATTTCTGCCAGATAGCTGAAACATATTTTGCCTGATGACGAGCATCAGCCAGGGCGTTGTGCCGTTCGCCATCGAAAGGCATGTCCATTTTGGGGGCGAATCCGATGGAACGCCCAAGCGTAACGATCGTGCGTACATCGTGATCATTCCAGTACGCCCATGGGCAGATTTGTCCTGCTCGTTCATAAGCTCCGCGTAAAATTACGTTGTCGAAGGTGGCCCCGTTACCCCAAACTTTTAAATATTTCGTATTGCCTGCGTGCCGATTAATGAAATGGCTCAGTTCAGAGAGTGCATCGCTGATCGACAAAGTATCATCAATACAGATTGCAGCTCGTGCTTCAGGGCTTTGTTTCAACCACCACAGGATGGTATCGCCGTCAGGTGTGGCCCCTTGCTCCATAGCACTGTCCAGGCTGACAACCGCATAGAATTCTTGTCCGATGTCTCCGGTTTCTGGAGTGAAGAACACCGCGCCAATGGAAACGATCGGTGCATCCTTATTTTTCCCCATCGTCTCAAGGTCGATCATTAAGTTGTTCATCACTTCACCTCCTGCGGCGGTTCCGGTAGCCGCATCCAGTGGGTTACATTGCGGCTCTGTGTTTCGAAGAACTCCTCACCATTGCGGACAACATCAAAAAACTCACTGTCTCGATATTGCGCATAAAGAACGAATGCGCCATCACATAAAATAATTACGTGCTGACCATCATCTGGCATTCGCTCACTACAGCTTATCCAGCCAGCCGGAATTACCGGAGAGCAGGTTGACGTTTCCGAGATTTCCCGAAAGTTTCCGGCCTGAGGCATGGCGGCGCGGTGACACCAGATAATCCAGCCAATCGCCATATCCCATGCCATGTATTCGCCATCGCCATTTTTTGCCCTGCGGCGATCTACAGATTCCCCGAAACGCTTCTCCATAAATAATTCATAGGCTGCCCGTTCATCCGATACTGCTTCCAGTGATGCCAGCGCGATTTCATAAGCCAGGCGCTCAATATTGTCTCGCACGTCCAGGCTGCCGATTCGCTCTCTGATTTCTTTAATCAGTTCTTTGTCGGTAAAAGTAGTCATGTGTTAGTCCTCATCCACTTCAACGCCATCTTTCAGCGTGATGCCGTGCCAATCATCAGCCCAACTGGTTAGCCCTGGCGCATCAATGCTAGGCATATAGACGCTTGCAGTGTGGTAGCCCTTATCGTTATCAATGCTGGCAACGTGCTCGCCGTTGTATGCGCTCAGCGTGTCCAGGACGCTATAAAACTTTCCTCCGGCTGCCCTGAAATCCTTTACAGCCTTCACAAGGCGATTCCACGCTTTTTCCTGTTCTGGCGTCAGGTCGATTAATTCCTGCAAAGTTGCCATATCACTCTCCTTTGATGCGAATGCCAGCGGCGCGGGAATCATTCCATCGCTTTACTTCTTCACGAATTACGTCAATGCATTCTTTCGAATCCATTAGGTAATCTTCATCAAAAAGCCTTTCCTGTTCGTTTTCTATCGCAACAATGATTGCTTCAACTAACTTTTGTGCCTGAGAACCACTTTCTAACTCTGCAATGCGCTTCTCTGCGGCTTCCAGCTTCTCGCGCATATCGTCAACGTACTCGACCAGAGATCCGCCAGCAGGAATTTCGCACTCCTCGACCAGTTGGAAGTAGATATCAGCTGCGGCCCGTGTGTTGCTATGCCTAGCGTCGCCCATCTCACCTTCACGAAGAGCATCGCGTTCGGCGGTAAGATTGGCTATTTTGCTGTCTTTGCCTTCCAGCTCAACGCGCAGCTTCCCAACCGTAAGCGCAATCTCCTCGTTCTCCTGGTCGCGGCGTTTGATGTATTGCTGGTTTCTTTCCCGTTCATCCAGCAGTGCCAGCACGGTTTCTGGTCCGGTCAGAAATTTGAAGGCGTTGAGCGCATCAATATCCACACCGTAATCTTTAAGTTCCTGTTCACTTAACAAATCATCATCAACTGGCAACATTAACAGGCGATCCATTGCCGGAATTGCACGCTCTGCCTCCTCACGCAGTGCCTGATAGTCAATCTTGCTCACTGGTTGCCTCCTTTGCGAAGCTGTTCAGCAATACTTACGCATATCTCTGCGCCTCTAATCAGCCCCGGAACGTTCTTGTTTGGCCCAACTTCACCATCAACAAAATCAATCATCGCGTTACGAGCCATATTCACCCCCTGCGCCCGCACTTCAGCCAGGCATTTGCGAAACTCGGAAACGTACTGTTCGACGCTCATTCCCCAGCTAAGTGGACATTCATTGAATGTTTCGCCTTCGTGCTCTTCATCAGGTAGCTCTTTGGTAAAGAACTCACGTTCAATGGCGTGGAGTGTGTCAGCAAAACGACGTAAGTTACTCAAACCTGTCGTAATGGAGAATTCAGGAGCATCACATCCGACGCCCATCTGCTGATAAACGGCGGTTTTGAAGGCCTTAAGCCCCGCATTCTCCGCCGCAAGCGCCGAAATCTTAGCCTCCGCTTCAGCAAATTTACGCACCAGATATTCAGCATTTGTTTCGTTAACCTTTAAATCTCGTGGGATGCATTTCCCGCGAAGAAACCCTTCCATTTCGAAAACATTCATGCGCATTTGCGTAACTCCGATAACTCGTTAAAACGTTCCATAAACATCCCGTAGGCATGGCCTGGCGACAGTGGAATCACTTTGAACATCTCTGTTGCCGGGATACCTTCCAGTACAGGCCAGAAAGAGCCATCATCAAGCCCGAGATCGCGGCGTTCGGTTGCCAGCATGATGAGATCGGCATATTTCACGGGCGTGCTCATAACCGGGGGTAACCCGTATTTCTCACGGATTACGGCGTCTATTTTTTCTTCCATCCGTTTATAGTCAGGAAGAAGGCGTTTCAGTGGCGCGGGGATGTCCTGACAATACGCTTCTGTTGCATCATGCATTAACGCTTCGAAAGCAAACTCCTGCGGTACCAGTTGGCTGCAAAGCACCGCATGTTGGGCGACGCTGTAGAAGTGTGAAAGATGTCCTGCAAAGCGACAGATATTTGAAAGGGAAACCGCGATATCGTTAATCACGATGTCGTCTTTATTTATCCTGTCATAATAAAAATGCTTCCCGGAAAAAGTTTTAATAAATGACATTTTGTTCTCCACGTATATGCGCTGCACCGCGCTGAATTCTGGTAAAAGGAAGCCCTCACCATCCGGTGATTATTGAGTTAATTACGTTTCCATAAATGCCCCCGCAGGGGCATTTGCAGTAATGAAATCAGGCGGTGAAAGTACCAATAAAGGTTTCGACTTTGCTGTCTTTGAATTTCTCAACAAGCAGATCACGAAATTCGTTAGCCATTTCTTCCTGCACCGCTTCCAGCTGAATAATGCGCAGAACCAGTACAGGACGATCGCCAGTGATAATGCTGAGGCGTAATTTAAATGGACGTTCTTTCAGACCTTCAAACGGAACGCATTTATATTCAAATGCCACTGGCATAATATCTTTGGTCTTCGCTTCGACAGACTCCATCAGGGAGCGTTTGCCGCTGAAGTCATTATCTTCAAAATCAGCGGTCTGGTTTGCTTCAATCGTGATTTTACGGACAGCCGCAGCCGCTTTTGTTGCCTGAATAGCGTCACCATTAGCATCAAAGCCCACAAGGTAGTCGGCCCAGTCTTCAATCCATTCTGCCAGTGACTTCTGGGAGTTACGCTCGCCGTTAACAGACAACAGAGCAGAGAACGGTGCTGTCTTTTTCAGTTTGAGAGTGGCGGTGTTATCTGCGTGACCTGGTTCATCAATAGTACCCAGGTTAAGCACACTGACGGCTCGCATATTATCGGCATCGATAAAGCAGCGGGTGCCTTCATCTGCAAGATCTTTAGAATAACGGGTAAAGTCATCGATGCTGGCAGTGGAAAGCGCACCACGGAAACGGAAGCGATTTAAATTAAATTTTTCCAGATCATGAATGCGGAAATTCTCAGGCAATGCCACAGCATCGGCACCAATCTTACTGATAATTTCATTAACACCCTGAGCAGAAATAAGGGCATGGATTTGATTAATTGCGGTTGCGTCTAAGTTCTGAGACATAATAAGTCCTCACTATATAAAGATATTCAGTGATGAGATAAATAATCGGTTAATTAAGAACGATATTAATGACCTGCTGCGCGTAGTTTTCCGTCAGGTTCACCGGCAAGAGTCAGTAATTGTCCCTGGTCTTCCTGCAGAATAGTCAGACGACCACCGCGATTGACATACATCGGCGTTTCGGTGGTGTCTTCTTCGGAAATTTTCCCGCGGTTAGTCGGTCGAACATATGAGAGTTTGTGTTTGATTTTTACACGGTTCTCATCAAATGGTTCGATTTCCAGGTTGAGTGAGACCTTACCTTTGGTTTTCGTGTTCATCACACCGGAAGCGACTTCACTGAGAACTGCGCCGATTTTGGTTTCAAATACGCCGCCGTCCAGCTCCCCGATAAATGCCTGCACATCAGTACTGCGTTCGCTAGCCATTTTGCTGCTCCTCATCATATCGACCCTGCAAGGTCGGTTGGTTTCTCCACAAAACAGAGAAGAACACCTGCGGTGGCAGCCGCCCGGATGGATTGGGTTATGAGCCCGTCGTCCGGTGATGCTCTTCTCTGTTTTGTAAAAAGAGCGGTACCAGCCGGAAGCAAGGGTACAAGCTGGTACCGCCAGGACTACACACAGCATAAAGTTGTGGTGCCGGGTGCCTCCCGGTGCCTGGCGAAGGTTGCACACCAGGCGGGTGGGTATCCACAGAAGGTCGACTGTCAGCCTCAACCTTAACCCGCGTGCGCTGAGCCGCATTCACCACAACGCTAAGGATTCTCTCTGGTTGAAAATACTTAGCTGTTATGTGCCTGCTTTTAGCCACATCAGGCGAGGTGGGCCTGGTTATTCCCCAACAACAAGGATTCGGCTAATCTGGATGACTCTGTTCTTAGAGGGGATAATTAAATGGGAGCGATTTATGTTAAACGTTTGATTCTGTCGGTAGCACTGATAATACCGATAGCATCCAATGCTTCTGATGCTTTGAACCAGCCGAGCAGTAGTCTAAATGATGGTGTTGAGACTTTTTTTATTTCCTGCTTTGATATGCCTCAGGAAACAACTACTGATATGGACGCTTGTCAGAGAGTTCAGTTAGCTCAGGTTAGTTGGGTTAAGAATAAGTATTCGGTGGCCGCCCTGAATCGTTTGAAACAAGACAACAAGGATGATCCACAGCGTCTGCAGGAATTAACTGCTTCTTTTAACGCGGAAAGTGAAGCTTGGACAGAATTAATTGAGAAAGCGTCAAAGTCCGTCCAGGTTGATTATGCAGGAGGAACTATAGCTGGCACTGCAGTTGCATCACGTCAAATTGGTCTTCTGGAATTACAATCCCACGATATCTGGGAGCACTGGCTACGATTCGAGGACTCAACTCCTCCTCTTTTGCCAGAACCAAAGTTCAAATCTGAGTAATAAGTCATCCAGATTGTTAAAGAGCGAAGCGTCCTATAGGGCGCTTTTTTGTTGCTAACGAATCATCCTGGACTTCATATGCCCCAGGCGGCTACTTCGTGGTCGTCCTGACTGTTCGTTTTTGACATTTACTGACCGCTTACGACACATGCACCATGCACCGTGTTGCAACCAGATTTTGTTGTAATCCTGTAGTTGGTCTGGAACAAAAGATAAAATTAAAATGCGAGATGTGCAAGCAATATTTTGCGAGATGTGCAAAATGATGGGTGATAAAAAGCCACCTTTCGGTGGCCGATGGATGGGATATTGAAGTTAATTATGTCTCTTAAGGGTTTGCGACTGACTGATTAAGACCTTTCCAAAGACCATGAATCGGTGTTCGTTTTCGCTAGTAATTCCCCATTCACGGTAAATCTGGTTATCAGAAATCACCAGCAGTTTGTCAGGAATCATTTGAAGTCTTTTAACGTATATTTTGTCATCAAAACCAAAGACATATATACCATCACCATCAAACTGATTGATGCTGACATCAACGAAGATGAGATCTCCTGGCTCAATGGTTGGACACATACTGTCCCCACGAACGTTGATAACTTTGATGTGATTGGCTGGTCGTCCGCCGAACATTGATACAGCATTATCAGTTCTGTATTCGATGGCATGAATCACATCAATGACATCACCGCCCTGGATAAGGCCATTTCCCGCACTGGCACTGATATCCAGCATTTCAATACGGAACACATCCTTCACCTGCGCAACATCCTCATCATTACTGTTTTTATATACAGTATTACTTTTGAGGGCAGAGGTAAAGAGATCAGCAATATCAACACCTAAGCTCTTGGCAATATTACTCAGTGTTTGTTCGGTAAATTGTTTCTGCTTACCCGTTTCTAAGCGCGAGATGTTCGCCGCATCTACTCCTATTGCTTCAGCGAGATCGGCGATTTTCATGTTCTTCGCTTGGCGAAGTTGTCTGACTCGGTTTCCTATGTTCATGCGTTTATTACATTTCTTTATTGCGTGATAAGCAAATCAACTTGCGCAAAACACTTGCGTGAAATAACATGCATAACGCGCAATATTTGGAGGGTATATGCAATCACCATTACGAAATGTGCGTAAGGCGCATGGTTTCACTTTGCAGCATGTTGCTGCGGGTGTTCAAGTCAATCCAGCGACGTTGAGTCGTATTGAGAGGCTGGAACAGATTCCATCTATCGAGCTTGCAGAACGTTTAGCCAATTTTTTTAAGGGTGAAATCAGCGAAATGCAGATTCTTTATCCGGCACGTTTTCAATCTAGCCAAAACCAGAATGGGTTTAAACCACAGGAACAGGAGGTGAACCGTGGGTAAGCATCACTGGAAAGTAGACAAACAGCCTGAGTGGTTCGTGAAAGCTGTCAGAAAAACTATCGCAGCGTTGCCTGGGGGTTACGCTGAAGCTGCTGACTGGCTGGATGTAACAGAGAACGCATTATTTAACCGCCTTCGTGCCGATGGCGATCAGATTTTCCCGCTGGGATGGGCAATGGTTTTACAGCGTGCTGCTGGCACTCACTACATTGCGGATGCTGTCGCACAGTCTGCTGGTGGGGTGTTTGTATCGCTTCCTGAAATTGAGGAAGTAGAGAACGCAGATATAAACCAGCGCCTGCTGGAAGTCATCGAACAGATCGGGAGTTACTCAAAGCAGATTCGTTCGGCAATCGAAGATGGGGTAGTGGAGCCACACGAGCAGACAGCAATTAATGATGAGTTGTATCTGTCAATTTCGAAGCTCCAGGAGCATGCAGCACTGGTCTACAAAATCTTTTGCGCTCCAGAAAAGAGTGACGCCCGCGAGTGTGCAGCTCCGGGCGTCGTGGCGTTTTGTGTCTGTGGAGAAACTAACGCATGAACAGTTTAACGGCAAATAACCGTTTGTCGCAACAGCTGGTGGTCAGCGTCGCTGAACACCTGTTGTTACGGCATGAATGCAGATTACCAAATCACCTGGCTGTAAGTAACCACAGAGAACTTTACCTGACTGTGGGGGGCGAGTTGTGCAGGAACTTAACCGCTGGTTTCGTGACGGAAGAGGACTTTATGTTCATGTTATTCGTTGGGAGCCAGAAACACAGCGCGTTATCTATCTTCGCAAAGACTACCCGCATGAGTGCTTTAGTCCTTTGTGGAAATTCAGGCGTGATTTTGTTGAGTGTGAAGGACCACCAGCACATTGATTCTGCCATTCCGGGACGTTACACTGTTCAGGCACCTTATAAAGCGGGTGCCGGGATTGGCGTCCTG